CAGTTAAGGGTAACAGGTTCCCATGGGCGTGATTCACATATCACTTTGCCTGTGGAGGACCGGCGAGGATGGGTTACGGCAGAACCGTCACACCCCTTTCGTCTTTCGTCTGCCCAACTTGTTCTTCGACAGTTCAGTAAATAACTTCCGATCAGCCTCTTCTTTCCGCTGAACACGGTTTGTATCCCAGCTGGACGCCTTAAAGATTAGCTCCAGCAGTGACTCCGACGTTTCAGCTCTGACCGGCCCGCGTGTCTGCGGGTCTGTAAACCACAATTCGAAATGAACCATTTAGCCTGCAGACCGGCTGACACCGAGGGGCCCTTCAGTTGAGTAGCAAGCCCCCAACCTCATGGTGTTGCTCATTTCCCAATGACTCAGGCAATTCTGAATCGTGCGGATCCCCTGGCCGCTCTGCTGTAGGCGGCTGGAAAACGGGTGGAGCCATTGGCTCCCGTCGGATGCCAGCCATTGCCCCCCTGTGGCAATAGCCCACAGCAGCACCATCCGTTTGGCCTCCAGGAGTCGCAACCGATCCCGCAACAAGTGGCTTCCCCTCCCTCCCCCCGGGCAGCAGGCCATGGCGGCGGAGGGCATCGCCCCACTGCTGCAGACCTGGCGGGAGCACGCCACGCTCCGGTCCATGCGGGAGCAGCTCCAGCTCTGCTTCGACTGCTGGAATCTGCTTGATGCACCCGGCGGCCTCAGCCGGCGCTGTGTCTATCTGCCGCCCGGCGCCAAGGAGCCTGAAGCCAACTACCGCAACCGGGTGGAGAACGCCCGCCCGAGCGGCTTCTTCCGTGATGCGCTGCGTACCTACGCCGGGATGCTCTCTTTCCTGGAGTACCTGGCCCTGCCGCCCTCGCTGCAACGGGTGATCTCCGATGTGGATGGACGCGGCACCGATCTGGGCGTGTTCCTCTTTTTGGCCGATCTGCTGGTGCTGCGTGATGGCGGCTGCTTGATCCTGGTGCTGCCGCCCTTGCGGGGCTGGCCATCAGAGGGCCACCGGCTCGATGCGATTCGCCGTGGTGATCGCCTTTCGCTGCCACGGCTGTCGTTGGTGCCGCGTGGTGATCTGCTGGATTGGCACCTGCCCAGCCCCGACAGCCCGCCGCACCGTATCAATTGGCGGCAGGACCGCAGGGCGCCGCAGCCGCCGCTTTATGACAGCGCCATCTCAGTGCACCACCTTGGACCCGGCCCTGATGGAGCCGAGGCACCACGGCTCGAAGACTGGCTGTACCACCAGGCGACCCTTGCTGATGACGGCCTGACCGTCGAAACCTTCACCGCCTTCCCCAACAGTCCGGCTGCCAGCGGCCATGCCGCCAGCGTCTATGGCTCCAGCGCTTACACCGCCCAGCGCCTCGGCCCGCCCCTGCTGCTCCCCCGCCAGCACACCATGCCGGTGGTCTGGTACGCCGCCGATGGGGCCGCCTTTGGTGAGGGCGATCTGCCCCACCTGGGCCTGGCCAACCAATACCTCACCCACTACCGGCTCAAGAGCGAATACGAGGACCTGCTTTCCCGTTGCGCCCTGCCGGTGGGGGTGCGCAGCGGCCTGGTTGATCAATACGGCTTCCAGCGCAGTGAGGACGGTGAGGCCCGCGCCCCCGAGCAGCTGGTGCTCTCCACCTCCACCTTCATGGACCTGCCCGAGGGGGCCGACTTCAACTGGAAGGAGATCCGCGCCCGCTCCCTGGCCGAGCACCGCGCCTACCTGACTCTGCTGGATGAGACCATGCGCCGTGATGCGCTGGTGCCGACCCAGAACCGTGGCGCCGGCCGCAGTGAAACCGAGATTTCGCTCACCGCCGGCCAGGCCTACGCCCTGCTCCAGTCGCTTGCCACCCAGAAAACGTCGGTCTTCGCGACGGTGCTGGAGCACTGGTGCTCGCTCACCGGTGACAGCCTGGTGCCAGGTGCCGGCCTGGCGCTGACCGTGACGCCGCTGACCCCGCCGCTGCGGCCCCAACCAAGCGTGGGCGAGTGGCTGACGCTGCATGAAAGGGGTGTGATCAGCACCGCTGAGCTGCGCCACCAGCTTTCGCTCGCGGCGGCTCCGGGTGTGGTGAACCCGATCAGCGGCTCGGCGTCTGAATCGTTTGCCGTGCCCACACCGGAGCAGAGCTGATGAGCGTCCCACCTGTCAATCCCAATCCCAATGCCTGGCGCCCGACGGATTTAGAAGCGATCCGCCGCGCCCTGCTGATCCCAGTCACCGCCCCTGCCCTGCGGGCCATCAATGACGCCATGGCCCAGCTGGAGCGCTGCTACCCCGAGGCCATCCCCGCAGCCAAGGCCTCGCTTGATGCGATCGCCGTGCTCGATGCGGGTCTGGCCGCTGGCGGTATGCCGGCGGAGCCCTATGTGATCAAGACCACCCGCAAGGCCGCCGCCGGGCCGATCCCGGCTGAGCTGCCCAAGAAGAAGATCGATGCAATCGAGTACGCCACCGAGTTGCTGCTGGAGGAGGTGTCAACGGAATACGCCGAACCCACCGCCAACAGCTATGGGCTCAGCTCCGGCGCCCAACGGCGCTCTCATGTGGCCAACCTGCTGCTGATTCTTCCTGGCCTGGCCGCCTGGTGTCCCCCGGCGCCGACGCCGTTCTCCGGCACCATGATTCGCTCCTGATGACGGCCTCACCGGCTTCGCCGCTGCAGGAGATCGCCAATGTGCGCCTGATGCTTCAGCAGCAGGCCCATCCGGGCGCCAAGGTTCCGGTGACGCTCTGCCGGCAGGTGATCGACTGCTCGATCAAGCAAACCAAGCTGATCTCCAGCCGCGATAACGGCCCCGGCATCGACACCGGCGACATCCTCTGCGAGGGCTACCTCACCCGCGCTGCCCTGCTGCCGCCAGCCAATGCCCAGTCCAATCCGTGGGATTGGCTGGCGGCCGATCAGGCCTGGCAGACCCCTGGCCTGCGGGCCACCTATCAGCCGCCAGTGGTGCCGCCAGCGACGGTGCCTCCAAGGCCAGCCACGGTGCAGGTGCCCGCCGAGGGTGTGTGCTGGCTGGGGGATTTGGCCCTGCTGCAAACACCGGGCCTGCTGCCGATCAGTCCCCGCGCCGTGTTTGCGGGTGCCAGCTTGCTGATGATCGGCCAGGCCTATGGCCCTGGTGGCATCGGGCTGCAGGTGCAGCCGGAGCTGGGCGAGGCGATCAGCTTTGCCCTCAAGCCCAACCGGGTGCTGGTGTTGGAGGCCGGCGACAGCTTGAAATTGCTCGCCGAGCGCTATGGCACCACCGTCCAGACGTTGCGGGCGGTGAATCCGGATCTGGCCCAGCTGGGGCCGATCACCACGGCGGCCGGAGACACCCTCAACCTGCTGGCCGCCCGCCACGGCAGCACCGTGGATTTCTTGCGCAAGCAAAACCCGTCGCTGCTGCGATCCAATGGCCACACCACCACGGCCGGCGACACGCTCAAGGCCCTGGCCGTTCAGTACGACACCACGGTGGACTGGTTGCGGCTCTACAACCCTGATTTTGAGCGCTGGCCCCGCAGTGAGCCGCTCACGGTTGGTGTGCGCCTCGATGTGCCGGCGATCCGGCCTTCCGATCCGCTGGACCTGGGCCAGGTGCTGCAGGTACCGCTGATTCGCCCGGCCACCTTGCTGACTGCCGGCGGCTGGCTCTACCTGCCGCCCCTGCGGGGGATTACAGCGGCGGATGATCTTTGGGATCTGGACCTGCCGCTGGAGCCTCCAACTGTCGCGCCGTGACTGGCCAGGCCGGAAATGGTTGCTGGCATCGGAAATGGTTGCTGGCAATAGATGGGGTGAGCGCAGCCCGGATGGGGCGCTCGCTTCAACCACAGCCGTGATGGGTGGACCGATGACCAAACGCCTTCTCCAGGACCAGCAGCAACAGATCGCTGAACGCCAGCAGCTCGTCAGCTACGCCCAGCCCCAGCAATGGCCCAACCAGGAGCCGCCCGCTCTGACGGATGAGCTGGAGGATGACAATCTTGATGAGGATGACGACCTCGACCCGGATGAGCACCTGGATGAGCCTGGCGAGGAAGCTCTGGCCTCTCGCCCCGAACCATCCGATGCGCTCAAGGCGGAGCGGCGCAAGACCAACCAGCTGGAGCGGGAGCTGCGCACGATCAAGCGCCAGCTCGCCCAGTTCTCCAAGATCAACCCAGACGAGTACGAGCGCCTCCAGGAGGCCGAACGGCAGAAGGAGCAGCTGGAACGCGAGATCGCCAGCCGTGAACTGCAGCTGGAGGCCGCCGCTGCCCGCAAGGTGAAAGCCGCCGCCAAGGAACGCGACGAAGCGCTCCAGGACGTGCAGAACCTGCGCAAGGAACGGCTGCTGGAGCGGCTATTTGTTGATGCCGATGGCCGCGCCGGTGGTGACAACCGCGGCTCCTTCTTTGAGATCTTCAAGCACCAGGTCGGCGGTGAGTTCCGCCTCACCAAGGACGGAGCTGGCCGTGACCTGCTGGAGCCGATCGATTCCAAGGGCAATGTGCTGCTGGGCGATCACGGCAATCTCGATGCCGCCGATCACATCGAATCGCTGCGCACCCATCCCGTGCTCAGCTTCCTGTTCAACCAGCGCGGCGGCCTCGGCCCCGCCACGGTGATCGCTGAGTTCGATGGCAACGGCCAGCCGACCAACCTGCAAAGCATGAGCGCCAGTGAGCTCTACCTGGCCAGCTATGCCAAGAAGCCAGCTGGGGCCAGGCGTTGATCCAGCTGCGCTGTGTCAGTGGTGGTGGGGCGGGCCATCCAAGCGCCTCACCGCCGTTGGCAACTCGATCGAAAGAGGGCCATGGCTGATTCATAGACAATCAAATCAAATCAGACCTGAAAAAAGGGGGGATATACCCATAAAACCGAGAAACTCGCGGGGACTGGTTCGGAAATGTCGCAAAATCTGGAGTTTTAAATCTCCGATCATCCCAGCGTCGGCTTGTCCTCTCCCCGCAGAAACAGCGCAGCCATGTGATCGGGGCGGAGTAATCAGAGTTTTTATGGCTGCTGAAGGTAAAAGGCCGAAGCGAAACTTGAAGGGTTAGTGATGTTGGATCTGCATGACTTCCACCCCGCTTGCCTCCGAGAACTGAGCCTTTGTGTGGAAGTGGGTCTTCAAGCCCCAACTGAAGCCGCTTGCGGCCATTATCTGGACAGCGTTACGCCCCCTGCCTGGCTCCAAGTCTTGATCGACTTCCCCCAGCTCTTCAAGCTCCGCCTGGTGGTGGCCGCCATCGGTGAGAAGGATCGCCTGGGGTGGTGGAACAGCGAGGTGCTTAACGAGGCGGGTCGGTTTCTGTACGAGCAGAACTTCCCCCGTTCGGCGCCCTTCGCCCAGGCGCGAGCCGCCTTCAGGGTGGCGCAGCTGGTCTGCGATGAAGCTCTGGGCATTGAGCGTTCAGCCACAGGTCCCCAGGTCTGCCATCTCTTCCGGCTGCTACCGGAAGTGGAAGATGCCTTCGAGAACGAGCGCGACCGATGGCTGGATCAGGCGCAGGCCTGGGAGGACACCTTTGAAGGGGCATTTGCCTTGGAATCTGATCGGTGGCCGCAGGCCCTCAGCGAGCTCGCTGGATTGGGCGGGGACCAGATCGCCTGGGGGGAGAGCCAGAGGCCCCAGACCGCAAAGGCCCTGCGGCTTGAGGATGCCCTTGTACTGGGCTCAGATGAGCTTCTGCGCCTGGCGGCTGGCTTTGCACATAGCCGAGCTGGCACCCTTGTGGTGCCTTACCTGCAGCTGTCGGCGTGATGGTCGCTTCCAGCGCAACCAGAAAAGGGACCATCGCCGGTGCGGCTCCAAGGAAGCAAGCATCGAGCTTGAACGGTCTGCAGCCTGTTTCAAAGACCGGCGCACATCCAAAGGCGCTCGTGCATGGCGCCCCCCAACCAGTGAAGAGTGCGGGCGACAAGCCCAAGAGGGCCACGGCAACGGGAAAGGCTCAGCCCCTGCTGATTCCTTACTGCAGCTACGGTCTGATCAAGGGCACTTTAGTGGACGACACCCTCAGGGCTTTCCAGGGCTGGGATCTGGCGAAGAGCAAACGCAGCAACCTGGCTCAGATCCGTACCTCCAACAGCATCGGGGCGGCATCCCAGGCTTGGTTGAAGCAGGTCTGCGCCACAATCAGCCGGCGGTTCGATCCAAGCGGTTGGGATCGGTCCCTGGTGTTGGCTGCCCAAAGCAAGACGGGTCAGCGCTGCTGGCGCCCTCTATTGCTTTGGCACATGGCCAACAATGAAAGCCTGCTGGGTGATGGCTTGAGCTGGATCTGGAGCTGCCACGCCAACGCCCATGAAACCCTACAAACCGCCCAGGCACTGGAGTGGCTGGAGCAGGCCCCGCAACGCAACCATGCCGAGGTGGCGGACTGGAGCCTGAGCACTCGAAAGCGGGTGGCAGGAGGCCTGCTCAAGGCTGCGGTGGACTTCGATCTCTTGCAGGGAAAGGTGCGGCGCCGCTACACGGCCTACTATCTGCCAGATGAGGCCCTCCTCTATGTGCTCTGTGATCTGCTGGCCAGCAACCGCACCACAGCTGGTGCACTGGCCGATCGCCGTTGGCAGTGGTTCCGTCTTTCGGAAGAGCAGCTGGAGCATCGGCTGTTGGAGCTCCATCAACGCAAGATGATCAGCTACTTCAGAGCTGGCTCCGTCGTTGAACTCAAGTTGCCAGCCCCTAGCCCAGAGCAACTGGTTCGTGAGGCGTGGGGATAGCGATGGAGTGGAAGTTGTGCTTGGAGCAGCAGTTGGAGCCGGTGCTGGCGGCGGCCGACTCGCGGGTGGGCTTGAGCACCTCCACCGATCTCCCTTTTGGGATCTTCCTTTATCCTCCTGAGCATGAGTGGGAGCTCCGCGAGGCCATCAGCCATCTGACCGTACGCCTGGAGAACCTGGGCAAGAGTGTGCAGCGGATTTCGATGGCCAAGCTGTTGGAGGAAGCCTTGGTTATGGCGAACTTCGGGGTGGAGGAGATGGCGGAAGCAGAAGAGTTTTCGGGCATCGAGTTGGTGCAAGCCGACATCCAGGGGATCCTCGGGGGAAAAGTGAAGGGAAGTCGTCCCCTCGATGACCTCGTCGCCGAGAAGGTGGACAAAAGCAGGGATCACACCCGCCACATCGTGTTCGTGGAACGGGTGGGGGCCCTGTTCGGCTTGCACCGACCGTCGGCGCTGCTGGAGAACCTGCACCGCAAGGTGCTGCATCCTCTGGTGCTGTTCTATCCCGGCCAGCGCGATGGGCCCGCCGGCCTGCGGTTCATGAATGCCGCGGAAGCGGATCACAACTATCGGCCCAAGCTGTTTTCCTGACCCATGCGCCTGATTCGTGAGCTGTTTGCCGGTGACATCGATCGAAAGATCGAAGAGGTCATCAAGGTCGACCAGACCGATGAGGAGATCGTTGCGCAGGAGATCAAGGAATACATCATCACCGAAGCGATTGAGCGCAGCCTGCATGACGTCTTGGAAGCCTATCGCGAAGCACCCAACAAACCCAATGAGGGCATTGCTGCCTGGGTCTCGGGCTTCTTCGGCTCAGGGAAATCGAGTTTTGCAAAATATCTAGGCCTGGCGATCAGCAATCGCCCGATTCAAGGAGTTGGCTCTGCGGATCGGTTGGCCCAGCAGACCAACAGCGCAAGGATCAAAGCGCTGCTGGAGACGATCAAGGTTCAGATCCCCACCGAGGCGATCATCTTTGATGTGTCGGCAGAGCGCTCGATCGGTGCCGACCAGTCGATCACGGAGATCTTCTATCGCCAGCTGCTGGAGCATCTGCACTATTCGAACAACCTGCAGGTGGCTGAACTGCAGATCGAACTGGAGGAGCAGGGCCGCTTCGATGCCTTCCTCAGTGAGTATGAGCAGCTCAATTTCAAGGAATCCTGGGAAGAAGCCAAGACCCGCCAGACCCAGGCCCTGCCTCGTGCCAGCGCTGTGATGCACAAGCTGGAGCCCCAGACCTATCCCAATGAGAAGAGCTGGGCGGAAATCAGCCGTGGACAGCAGGTTCCGATCACCACGGCTGTGTTTGCCGATCGCGCGATCCAGCTGATGACGCGCCATCGCCCCGGCACGCAACTGCTGTTTGTGGTGGATGAGGTGGGCCAGTACGTGGCCCGCGATGTCCAGAAGATGCTCGACCTACAAGCCATCGTGCAGCAGCTGGGGGTGAAGGGCCGCGGCCGGGTGTGGGTGATGGTCACCTCCCAGGAACGCCTTCAGGACGTTGTGGGCGCTCTGGACGACAACCGCCCCGAGTTGGCCCGTTTGCAGGACCGTTTCCCCTACAAACCCACCCTGGAGCCGTCGGATATTGCCGAAGTCACAAGCAAACGCGTTCTGGGAAAGAACGCCGAGGGTGAGCAGCAACTGAGCGCCCTGTTCAACCAGGTGCAGGGGCGACTGTCGAGCAACACCAAGCTGGAATCAAAGCTGCCACAGCCGGCCCTCACGGCCAAGGGGTTTATCGATCTCTACCCGCTGTTGCCGTATCAGATCGAGTTGATCATCAGCATCGTGTCGGGCCTACGGCTTTCAGGCGGAGCCAGCAAGCAATACGGCGGTGCCAACCGCACGATCATCAAACTCGCCCAGGAGCTGCTCACCAACCCCCAGTGCGGCCTGGCAGAAGCGGAGCCGGGCGCCCTGGTGACCCTCGATCGGGTCTACGACCTACAGAGCAACTTCATCGACTCCCAATACCGCAGCAAGATCAGTCAGATCAGCCAGCTCCCCAGGAAGCCCGAGCACCAGCTGTCGCCCGTAGCGGTGGCTAAGGCGATCTGTCTGCTCCAGTTTGTGGACCATGTGCCCACCACCGAGGAATCACTGGCGGTGGTGCTTCACCCCGATGTGGCGGCCGACTCCCTCAAGGCTGAGGTGAGCGAAATCTGCCGGGATCTGGTGGAGCGGAACCTGATCCGCAAGGCGGATGGTCAGTACCGAATCCCTAAACCCGAAGAGGAAGACTGGGAGCAGGTGCGCAGCCAGCAGGCCCCCAGCCAGCAAGACCGCAATGCCTTGCTGCAGAAGGCCCTCGCCCTGATCTGGAACCCCCAGCCCCAGGCTTCGCTGGGCCAGGGTCTGCGCAGCTTCAAGGCGGGGTTGCGCTTTCGCGGCGCTGAACTGGTGAAGGGCGACGTGCCGGTGGCGGTGGTGCTGGTGGATCCAAGCGAGAACGCCGAGAGCCGCACCGATGAGTTGCGGCAGAACAGCCAGCAGGAGCGCGACACCTTCTTCTGGGCGGTGCAGCCCAGCGAGGAGCTGCAGAGGGCTCTTGGGGAGTGGTTCCGCTCCGACAAAGTGATCGCCCTCAAGAGCCGCGACGCCAACAGCAAAGGGCAGGTGCAGTTGGTGAACGAGGAGAACCGCAAGCTCGATGGATTCCGCAAGGACACGGTGCAGGCACTGGAGCGGGCCTTGATGAGCGGCACGATCCTGCTCAACGGCGGCATCCAGCACCACACACCCACGGCGGCTTCCGCACCGGATGCTCTCAACGAGGTGCTGCGCGATGGCCTGGCCTCGATCTACGACCGCTTCGCCGATGCCCCGATCAGCCCCTCAGCTGATGAGCTCAGCAAGCTGTTGATCGCCGACAACCTCAAGGGACTCACCGGCGCAATCGAGACACTGGAGCTGTGCAAGGAGCAGGAGGGGCAATGGGTGATCGATCCGAGCCGGCCGGCCCTGCAGGAAGTGCTGAACCGCATCAAGAGCAAGGGACCGCTCACAGGAAAAGACCTGCGCGACCACTTCGGTGCGCCCCCTTTCGGCTGGACGGTGGATGGGGTGAAGTTCCTGGTGGGGGCGCTGCAACGGGCCAATCTGCTGAAGGCCACCCACCAGGCCCAGAGCTTTGTGGGCAGCTCCGACCCGAAAGTGAAGTCATGGTTCGGCAACAACACGGCCTTCAACAGCACAGCGTTTCAGCTGCATGAGGCGAGCCTCACCACCAAAGACATCGTGGAGGCCAGCAAGCTGTTCAGCGGCTTTTCGGGCAAGGTGGTTCAGGGCGTGCAGGTGGGGCCCCTGGCGCGGGAGATTCGCGATCAAGCCCGCCAGCTGATCGCCGAGCTCAATGCCGTGGTGGTGTCGATGACGCCGCTGCAGCTACCCGGCACGGATGAATTAACCGCGGCGGTGGATCAGCTCTCCACTTGGCAGGACAGCGACGATGAAGAGGTGGTGAAATCGTTTCGCGGCAACGCCGATGCGATGAAAGCAGAACGGCAACGCGCCAAGGGCATCAAGGCGGTGCTTGAGAGCCGCCTGGTGGATCTAGAACGGGCCCAGAAGGCCCTGGGTCCATTGCTGTGGGGAGTGCTCGAGAAGGAGCCAGAGCTACCGGAAGCGCTCCAACAGGCGAAGGACACCCTGGTGGATCGACTGCAGTCCCTTTCTTTCTATGAGCATGTTCCCCAAATCGACCAGCTCACTAGCCAGTTGGAACTGGCCTACGTAGAGCGATGCACACAAGCCAAGGCCACGTTGGTGGAGGTGGTGGAGAAGCAACTGGAAGCGTTGAGCCAGGCCCCGGGGTATGCCGATCTGGAGGAGCAGCAGCAGGAGCAACTCAAGGCGCCGCTGCTGCTGCGGCAAGAGGAGGCCCAGGCGCTGGATCTGGTGCGGCTGAAGGAGCAGCCCGCGGTGGTGGAGGGCCTGGCCCGGCAACAGGAGGCCCTCGCCCGCAGCTGGGCATTTCCGGAAGCCACGGTGGCCACGGTGTTGGTGCGGGAGATCTGCAAGGAACCGATCACCGAAGACCAGCTGCCGCAACTGTTGGAGCGCATCGAGCGGCGGTGCCAGGAGGAGCTGGGAAACGGCCGCAAGGTGCTGTTGCAGTGAGGCCCTAGGCGATGGAGAAGGAACAACGCAACGCGATTCAGCGGGCCGTGAAGGAGGCACGAAACCTGCTGGAGGGGGATTTCGGCTCCCAGCTGCTGGAGGTGTTCGACATCGACGTGGCCAAAGCCCGGGTGGCTGATGGCCCCGGCAGCCATCTCGATGGGGAGCAGAGGTTCCTGCGCAGCAAGCTCACCGCCGCGATTGCCCATATGCAGGCCGCCGGCAATGACCTGAAGGAAGCACTGCTGCTGTTCCGGCGGGAGATGGCCTTCACGGCCCTGAACCGCTTTGTGGGCCTGAAGCTGATGGAAGCGCGCGCCCTGGTGCATGAGTGCGTGAGCCAGGGGCTCCAATCGAGTGGCTTCGAGGAGTTCACCGGCCTGGCGCCAGCACTGCTGGCGGATCCAGAAGGCAGCTACCAGTTGTTTCTGCAGTGCCTGTTCGAGGACGTGAGCCGGGAGGTGAAGGTGCTCTTCGATCCCCGCGATCCTGCCAGCCTGCTGTGGCCGCGGCGGGCGGCATTGCTGGAGCTGCTGGAGATTCTCAACCGGCCGGAGTTGGCCGAGCTCTGGAGCGAAGACGAAACGATCGGCTGGGTGTACCAGTACTTCAACGACGAGGCTGAGCGCAAGAAGATGCGCGATGAATCTTCGGCGCCACGCAACAGCCGCGAGCTGGCCGTACGCAACCAATTCTTCACTCCGCGCTACGTGGTGGAGTTCCTCACCGACAACACCCTCGGTCGCATCTGGTACGAGATGCGGCGAGGTGAAACGACCTTACGGGAACGTTGCCGTTACCTGGTCCGCCGACCCACGGAGATATTTTTGCAGCCTGGCGAGGCTGCACCAGAGAATGCCACCGGCCATGTAGAGAGTGCTGGAGAAAACCTTTCGCAAGAAGAGCTGCTGCGCGAGCCCGTGCACATTCCCTATCGGCCGCTCAAAGATCCGCGCGAGATCCTGCTGCTCGACCCGGCCTGCGGCTCAATGCACTTCGGGCTATACGCTTTCGATCTGTTTACAGTGATCTACGAGGAAGCCTGGAATATCGCCCATGGCTCTGACGATGCGGCGAAGTCCACAGCCACGTTTGCGCCGTTCATTGCCTTCGCGGCCAGTTTTGCCGACATGGCGGCATTTCTCCGCGAGGTGCCGCGCCTGATCGTGGAGCACAACATCCACGGCATTGATATCGATCCTCGTGCCACCCAAATCGCGCGGTTGAGCCTGTGGCTGCGGGCCCAGCGGGCCTGGAAGCAGATCGGTGTGGCGATTGCCGATCGGCCCAGCATCAGCCGGACGAATGTGGTGTGCGCCGAGCCGATGCCAGGCGAGAAGGAACTGCTGCGGGAGTTTGTAGCGCAGGAGTTTTCTGCTGGTGAGCAACCCGCCTTTTCCCATCTGTTGGAAACCATTTTCGACCAGATGACCCTTGCTGGCGAGGCCGGCTCTCTGCTACGGATCGAGGAGGACATTCGCACCGCCATCGCCGACGCCAAGCGACTCTGGAAACAGGGGCCCAGCTACGAGCAAGCCTCACTCTTTTCTTCGCCTGGCGGAGCGGCGGATCAGGCTGAATTGGGGCTGGACCTCTCGGGAATTACCGATAAGCAGTTCTGGGAGAGGGCCGAGCAGCGGATTTACGAGGCGCTTCAAACTTACGCAGAGCAGGCTGAAAACGGCGGAGGGTTTAAGAGACGCCTCTTTGCAGGTGATGCTGCACAGGGCTTCGCGTTCATTGACCTGTGCCGCAAACGCTACGACGCCGTAGTGATGAATCCGCCGTTTGGCGAGTTTTCTAAGCGCCTGAAAGTCGAGAAACGTATTTGGTATCCTAATTCCTGGCAGGATATTTTGGCGGCTTTTACTGTGCGCCTGCATTCCTGTCTTGCCTATAATAGATTGCTTGGAGCGATCACAAGTCGTACAGGCTTCTTTCTGCCATCTCTCCATCCGTGGAGACAGGAGTTTCTTGTTGCAAATAGCAATCCCGCCCTACTTGCTGATCTAGGTGATCAGGTTATGGACGCAGCGACGGTTGAGTCTGCGGCTTACATCTTGACACGGCTTCCTAACAACAGCTGGGCTCCATTCTTTCGCTTTCTAGGGCTTGCCGACCGCAAAGCTTCCCTCCACAAAGCCGTTTCGGAGCACAATATAGGCAGATTCTCTAATCGTCTTTTTTCAGTTAGCATCAATAGTTTCGCGCGACTACGAAATAATCCACTGGCTTACTGGGTTCCAGATTCTTTAATTAGAAAACTCGAGCATCTCCAGAAATTTGTCCCGCATGAAGCTGAAGCAAGGCAGGGCTTGGTCACCGGAGACGCAGATCGTTACGTCCGGCTTTTTTGGGAAGTGCCTACCTCGGCTATAGAGACCTCTGGAAATGTTGATCGAATATCAGCGCGCGGGTTCCCGTATGTCATGCGTGGTTCGTCCCAGCCTTGGTTTTCACCTTTAACGATTGTCGTAAACTGGGCTAATAATGGGATGGAATTACGTAATTTCTTTGACAACAAGGGCAAGCCACGATCACGACCACGTGCGATGGACTACTATTTTCGTCCAGGATTTAGCTGGACTCGCCGTGCCGTTCGCTTCGTCCCCTACATAATTCCCCAGGGCTGTATTCCTAGCGGCAGCAGATATATGGCGTATCCGTCGCGGGGAGCAGTATTGGATGCAATGGGTTTGACAGCATCTAATGCTGTCTCTGCGATACTGAGATTTTATGGAGAGTGGTTTTGCCGTCCTAACTTTCTCGTGGAGCACCTCAAGTCTCTACCATGGATAACACTTTCTGACGAGGTCTCATGCCGGCTCAGAAGACAATCGACACAAGAAATCACTAATCGAAGAATTGCATATACAGCACAAGAGCCATTCCAAGAATTTATCGCACCAGCTGCATTTCGACAAAATATCAACTCTTCGGCGCTGACTTACGCAGTAGAGACGCTTTTAGGCTCTGAGCTTGATGCAGCTATAGCGAGGGAATACGGTGTAACCCATCACGAGGATGATCCCTTTTTTCGAGACCTTCGAGAGGCGATCGAGTTTCAAAGTTCTTCTATCCCATTGGATTTTTCCGATGAAGAAGACAACGACGAAGATTTAGTCATTGTAGACACACCTGAATCGCGAATACTGGCTGCTCTTTCCTACGCTGCTGGATGTGCATTTGGCCGCTGGGATATCCGTTATGGAACTGGCAAGTTGCAGGCGCCATCTTTGCCGGACCCCTTTGCGCCGTTGCCGATAAGTCCACCCGGTATGCTTCAAGATTGCGATGGTCTACCTCTCGGGCCACAAGAAGTACGCAGTTTGTTTAGAGAGGGGCTCTATCCAATTGATGTTTCCTGGGATGGAATCCTCGTGGACGACCAAGATCACCCACTGGATTTTGAACGCCGCGTACATGCTGCCCTTACTTTGCTGTTGGATGACCATGCTGAGGAGCTGGCGCTAGAGACGTGCAAATTGCTCGGCGTGCTGTCACTCCGTGACTATTTTCGCAACCCAACCAGCTTCTTCGCCGATCACCTTAAGCGCTACTCCAAGAGCCGCCGCCAGGCCCCGGTCTACTGGCCGCTCTCTACCGGCAGTGGCAGATATACAGTGTGGCTCTACTATCACCGCTTCACCGCAGACACGCTCTATCGAGTGCTGCAGGAGTACGTGGAACCACGCATCTCCCAGGCTGATCGAGATTATTTCGAGTGGAAGCAGCAACTGGCATCGGGTGGAACCACCGATGCGGCCCAGCAGCTTCAATGCACCCAGGCGCTGCTGGATGATCTCAACCAGCTCAAGGCCGAACTCAGCCTGGTAGCTCCCCTCTGGAACCCGGATCTCAACGATGGCGTGATCATCAACCACGCCATCCTCTGGCGGCTCACCCCCTATGCCCCCTGGCAGAAGAAGGTGAAGGAGTGCTGGGACAAGCTCGTTGCTGAGGAATACGACTGGGCCCACCTGGCGTTTCACCTCTGGCCCGAGCGGGTGATCCCCAAATGTGCCACCGACCTCAGCCTGGCCATCGCCCATGGCCTCGATGCCACCTTCTGGCGCGAAAACCGGCAGGGCAAATGGGAACCCGTCCCCCTCAGCGAGGAGCACCTGGCCCAGGTGGTCGCGGCTCACACGAACCATGCCAGAAGCGATGCTCTGAAGCGCTTTCTCGCAGCACCACCCCCGCTGGCCGCAACCCGCGCCCGCGCTCCACGGTCCGCACAGTCCGCTTCTTCCGGCACCAGCCTGGCTCGCCGCACTCCGCAAACCCTGGATCCGGCGCTGATCCGTCAGGTGCGGCTCGTGCTCACCGCTGCCCCCCCCGAAGGCATGGCCAAGGCGACTATCGCTGTGCTTCATGCCACCGAGGAGGCCGAGCTCACCGCGGCGATCAAGCAGCTCAAGGAGAGCGGCCAGATCGAGCAGCTGGGCCAGAAGCGCGGCGCTCGTTACCGGCTCTCCCCCGCTGGCCTGGCCGCCGCGGAAGCCGAGGGGGACATGGACTGATGGCGGAGGAGCCCCAGATCCCTCCGGCCGAAACCTTTACGGTGGAGTTCAAGGGCGACCGCAAGGTGCAGCTCTCCGATCGCGACCTGGCGCTGGCGGCCGTCTGCTTAGCCAATGCGCACGGGGGTGATCTCTATCTGGGCGTGGAAGACAACGGTGCTGTTACTGGCCTCCATCCCAGCCGCGATCGCACCCGGAACCTCGCTGCTGTGATCGGTGAGTTCACCACACCTCCCTTGGGGGTCACCGTCGAGCCGCTCACGCTGCAGGGCCAGCCTGTGCTGCAGATCCAGGTGCCGGCCATCCAAGGCACGGTGTTCACCCGCGATGGCCGGTGCCAGATCCGCGGCCTCGATCAGAAAGGCAAACCCTTCTGTCGGCCCGCCACCGCGGTGGATGTGTTGCGGCGTGCCAACCAGCAGCTCGAAGTCGACTGGTCGGCCCAACCCGTGCCTGCCGCCAACCATGCCGATCTGGATCCAGCCGAGCGGCAGCGATTGCGGGCCATGGTTCGCACCTACCGCGGTGATGAAACCCTCCTGGAGCTGAGCGACGACGAGCTCGATGGGGCGCTTGCGCTGGTGGTGCCTGATTCCCAGGGAACCCTCCAACCCACCTTCGCCGGGCTGCTGCTGATCGGCTATGCCGCCGCCATTCGCCGCTGCATCCCCGGCCATGAATGCGCTTTTCAGGTGCTTCAAGGCACTGAGGTGCGCATCAACCGCTTTCTGCGCTCCCCGCTCCTCGCCCTGGTGGAAGAGGTGGAGCAGCGCATTGATCCCTTCATCTCCGAACAGGAGCTGGAGGTGGGTCTGTTTCGTGTGCCGGTGCCGAATCTCAAGAAGCGGGCCTTCCGCGAAGCCTTCATCAATGCCCTCGCCCACCGCGACTACACCCGCCTAGCTGCGGTCCATGTGACCTGGCAGCTGGTCGAGCAGCTGGTGATCAGCAATCCCGGTGGATTCGTGCGGGGCGTCACCATCGACACCCTGCTCTCCAGCCCGCCCCGCTCCCGCAATCCCGTGCTCGCAGATGCCCTCAAGCGAATCGGGCTGGCCGAGCGCACCGGCCGGGGCATCGACCGGATTTACGAAGGCATGCTCGAAAGTGGCCGCGCTGCACCTAACTACGGGCGCTCCAGCCTCGATGACGTAGTGGTGGAGCTCAGCACCCAACCGGCCAATCTGCCGCTGGTAGCTCTCTGGTATCAGCATCAGCGCCGGGCTGGAGAGCCGCTGGGCCTGCTCAGCTTGTTGCTGCTCCACACCCTGCACGAGCAGCGCCGGCTCACCACCGCCCAATTGGCCGCCCAGCTCCACCGTGATGAAGCCGTCGTCCGTCGCCATCTGGAGCAGCTGGTGGAGGCCGATCTGGTGGCGGCACAAAGCCAGGGCCGGGGCCGCAGTTACACCCTCTCCCAGCCGGTTTACCGGGCCTTCGATCAGGAGGCCGGCTATGCCCGTCAGGCCGTGCTCAGTTCAGAGGAGATCGACCAGCGGATTCTTGCCCTAGCCCGCGTAACCCGGCAGCTGCGTCGGCGAGATGTGCTGCAGGCGATCGGGCTGGAGAAAAACCAGGCCACCCATGCCCTCCAGAGGCTCAGCAGGCGGGGGGACTTGATCCCAGAAGGGCAGGGGAAGGGCCGGGTCTATCGCCCGGGGCCGAGCATATGAGCACTTTTCAAGCGTGCTCGTATCTTTACGCGCATCCTCGTAATCTGCGCGTAACGGCCGCTTCCTGGTCCCCAGCCGTGCGGATGCTGATCCGCAGGCTCCCCTCCTGATCCATGCCGGTGCCTGCTCCCAACAAGCTGTTTCAACTGCTGGCAACTGGCCTGGCCAAAGAGCTGCGCGACCGGCGCGTGGTGCTCATTTTTGATCCTGCCGCCGAACTTCGGCCTTTCCTCGATGAGGTGGCCACGGAGGCACCTGAGCCGGGTGGCTTCGGCACCATCGAGCTGGGCGACATGGCGGTGCACTGGGCCCTGGCGGGGCCGAGCCTGTTCCAGCTGCGGTTGGCCTTGGAGCCGTTCGTGGCCGCCGAGCGCCCAGAGCCGTTGCTGATCTACCTGCCCCAGCATGAGCAGCCCGGAGCCGAAGCGGTGCTGATGGAGTTGATCCGAGCCGGTGCCGTCTTCAAGCCCCAGCTGGCCAACCGTTCACGCCGCGCTCTGCAGGCCGTGATGGAGCCGGCCAAGGTGCGGGAGTTCCTCGCTCGCCCTGGCCTCACCTACCGCGAGATCGCCCAAGCCCTGGAGCAGTCCGCCGGTGGAGGCTTCAGCCAGCTCAAGGGGCTGTTTCAACAACCCCGTGGGGCGCTCCCGGAGAACAGCGATGTCGTGCGGCTCTGGCTGGTCTCCGATCAATGCGATGCCGCCATCGCCACCAAGGGGCTGGAGGCGGAGCTGGCCGAACTACTCAAGAGCCGCTGGGGCCTCGCCCTGCCTCCCGCTGGTTCCCTGGCTCAATGGCGCCATCGCTGCCAGCGCAGCCTGCTCTTGCATGAGTTCCTCACCGATTGGCGCGGCGACGAGTTGTTGGCATTCAAGGCCCAGCCCTTGCCGCTGGGGAAAGAACCGATCGCCCAGTCCCTGGAGGACGTCCGCGGCCTGCGCCGTGACCATCCTGGCCCCTACGCCGCCATCGCCGCCGCCATCGAGGCTGAGCTGCAGGTGCAAGATCGCATCGCCAGGGAAAGGCCCGGGGTGCTCGGCGCCATCGACACATTCCCCTGTGAGGAACGCTTCCTGTTGCGCAGCGTCGATCAGTTTCTGGCTGATCGGCAGTACGCCAAGGCTCAACAGCTGATCCTCGAACGCCAGCAGAGTTTCTGGCTGAGGGGCGCCCAGGCCGATGAGCGCCAGATCAAGCGCCGCGCCCAGTGGGCCGTGGCGGAATGGGCCGCTCGCCTCGGGATTGCCTTGGAGAACGCCGCAGCCCATCCGCTCTCCGCGCAAACCGGGGCTCAGGAGTTGGCGCAGGATTACGTGGACAGGGGCCAAGAGGTTGATCGCTTGCAGCGCAAGCTTGAGCAGCAGGTGGGCGAGCTGGCCCCAGACGACTGCGAGATTCCCCAAGGACTTGCGCAGCTGCGCCAGCGCTACGACAAGCAGTTGGAGGCGCAAACCACTCGCTTCACTGCCGCGCTGGCGGCGGCTGGCTGGTCGGTGCCGGAGCTCTTGCCCCAACAACAGATCTGGGCGGAACGGGTGCAGAAGGGTCGTGGCCGTGTAGCGGTGTTCTGGGTCGATGCGCTTCGTTTTGAGATGGGAGTGACCCTCGAACGCAGGTTTCTGGCCCTGCAAAACGAAGGCATCAGCGACCTGCGCCTTGAGCCAGCCCAGGCAGCCCTTCCCACCATCACAGAGGTCGGAATGGCAGCCCTGCTGCCAGGGGCCGAACGCTCGTTTGCCGTAGTGGCCAAGGGTGGCAAACCTGTATCGATCGTAGATGAGGTCCCCGTGGGCTGGTCCGACAAGGCCAAGCGGCTGGCCCACCTGCAACAGCGGGTGCCCAAGGTCACGGTGCTTTCCCTGTTCGAGGCGATGAAGGCCAAGCCCGCCACCCTGGCTGAAAAGCTCGCTCATTCCGCTCCCGTAGTGATCACCAGCCAGGGGATTGATTTTGCTGGTGAGAAAGACGGAGAGAACCTGGCCAATGTCCGTGGTGACATGCAGCGGGAGATCGACACGATTCAGGCGGTGGTGCGTAAGCTGGCCGGCCTTTCCTTGACTCATTCGATCGAGCGCATCGTGATCACCGCCGACCATGGCTATCTCCATGGTGAGCCCAAGCCCATGGAGATGAGGATCACAAGCCCGGCAGGCAAGGAGTTCGATCTCCACCGCCGTTGTTGGGTCGGCCATCCCGCAACAACGCCCGATCCCTGTGTGGCGATCCCGCCGGAAGCGTTGGGATACGGCGCCGATGGGCTCACCACCGTGGTACCCCGCTCCACAGGCGTGCTCAAAGCGGGCGGCAGCCTCTGCTTCCACCATGGGGGCGCCAGCCTGCAGGAGCTGTTGATTCCCGTGCTGAGCTTCCGCTGCGCTCCCGTCGCTTCCAACCCCAAGGGGCTGGACGACCTGGTCTGGCAGGTTCCTGAAAAGATCACCAATCGCATTCTGATGGTGAAGGTGGAGCTTGCCTCAGGCCTTCTCAATCAGGGTGCGACCAAGGACGTTTTGCTGGGTGCCTATGACGTCAACACCGGTGGCCTCGTCGCCACCCCGATCCAGGCCCTGCAGGCCGAGTTCGACCGGGACACCAACCGCATCACCTTGACGGCTGGCGTCCGGGCCTCCGTTGGGCTGATGCTGCCCGCCGAGGTCAGTGCCAGGAAGCTCCGCTTGGAGCTGCGCGATGCCAACACCGATGTGGTGCTGCTAGAGACCAAGGCCATCGCCGTCGATCTGATCGCCTGAACATCCCACCCCTATGACCACCCCCCCCCGCGACAGTCTCGACGACAAGGTCAACCAGATTTTTGCGGGCAAGTGCGTCCGCAAGGACCTGGTGCGCTCGGTGAAGGTGGGCGCCAACGTTCCGGTTTTTGTTCTTGAGTACCTACTCGGCAAGTACTGCGCCTCCTCCGACTCCACCGCCATTGAGCTGGGTCTGGCGGTGGTGCGTGACACCCTCGCCAACAACTACATCCGCCCTGACGAGGCCACCAAGGCCCAGAGCAAGGTGAAGCAGAAAGGGCGCTACACCTTCATCGACAAGGTGAAGGTACGCCTCACCGGCTCCACTTACGTGGCCGAGTGCGTCAACTTCGGCAGCAGCAACCTTCGCATCTCCGATGAGGACGTCCATGCTTTCGAGCGGCTGCTTACCGGCGGGGTATGGGCCCAGGTGGAAGTGGAGTGGGACGAAACCGACAGCAAGGCACCTTTCTCGATCAGCCAGCTCAAACCGATCCAGCTGGCCACCTTCAACCTGGAGGAGTACCGGAAGCTGCGCACTCAGTTCAGCACCGACGAGTGGATCGATCTGCTGATCCGCTCGATCGGCTATGAGCCCTCAGAGATGAGCCAGCGGCTCAAGCTGTTGTTTCTGCTGCGTCTGATTCCGCTCTGCGAACGCAACTACAACTTGGTGGAGCTGGGCCCTCGCGGCACCGGCAAGAGCTTTGCCGTGCAGGAGCTCTCCCCCTATGCAGCTTTGCTCACTGGGCCCACCACCGTGGCCAACCTCTTTGGGCACATGAACGGCAAGGTGAAGGGAATGGTGTCGATCTGGGATGTGGTCGGCTTCGACGAGGTGGCTGACCTACAGAAAATGCCCAAGGAGGTCATCACCACCATGAAGACTTACTGCGAATCCGGGCAATTTCAGCGTGGTGCCGAGAGCTTCGCCGGTGATGCCAGCATCGCCATGTTTGGCAACACCCAACAGCCCATCGACGTGATGGTGCAGACAGGCCATCTGTTTACACCAATGCCCGATGTGATCCGTGATGACATGGCCTTCATCGATCGCCTGCATTGCTACTTGCCGGGCTGGGAAATCCCCAAGATGCGTAATGAGTTCTTCACCGACCACTATGGCTTCGTGATCGACTATCTCGCTGAGGCGCTGCGGGATCTGCGCAAACTCAACTACACCGAGCTGTGCGACACCTACTTCGCCATGGGTACCCATCTCAATGCTCGCGATCGAAAGGCTGTTCGGCGCACGGTGTCGGGCCTGGTCAAGATCATCCATCCTCACGGAGCACCTTCCAAGGAAGACCTGGAGGAGATCCTCAAGCTGGCGATCGAGGGCAGGCGTCGCGTCAAGGAACAACTCAAGAAGATGGGATCTTTCGAGTACAGTCAGACCTCCTTCAGCTATTCCGATAATGAGACGGGTGAGGAGCACTTCGTGGGCGTGCCTGAGCAGGGAGGCCAGGATCTGATTGCGGCAGAGCCCATGGCCCCCGGCTCGGTTTATGCCACCTCCGTCACCGGCGATGGCACTGTGGGGCTCTACCGACTGGAGGTGTCGATCGCCTCAGGGAACGGCAAGCTCAAGCCTGCTGGTGGCATCAATGGGGCGATGAAGGAGTCGATTACAAGGGCCTTTGCTTACCTTCAGGCCAACAAGCACGCCTTCTCTATCGGCCATGAAGCCGAGAGCTACGACTACAACGTGGAGGCCATCGACCTGCTCGGTAATAAGGTTGGTGCCGAGGTGGGGGTTGCTTTCTTCATCGCGGCATTCTCCGCCATTCGTCGAGCCCCGGCCCGCGCCGGCATGCTGGTGATCGGCGACATGAGCATCCAGGGCAACATCAAGGCCGCCCGCTCCTTGGTGGAGCCGCTTCAAGTCGCGATGGACAACGGCGCCCGTTGTGCACTGATCCCTGCTGAGAACAAGCGGAGTTTCCTGGAAGTGAGCACTGATGTGATCGACAAGATTGACCCGATCTTTTACAACGATGTAAAGACGGCTACCTTCAAGGCGCTGGATATGAATTGAGTTTTCCAGCCATCATCGATTTGCCCTTGGTTATGGAAAACCAGAATCTCTGACGATCTGCTCCGCCACAATACGGCAATTATCTCCGCAACTTTGATCAGCTTCAGCGGTTATTGACTGAATCGCAAGCGCCAGCAACCCTGCCCTGGGCCGTTGATGTGATTAACCGGCACAGGCCAGCAGCCAGAGCGATTCCTTGAGCTGCTCGATCCAGTCGCTTAGATAGGCCACATTGCTCTTATTTAGTCTAACGAATACCAGCCAATAACCTAGCAGAATCACATTCTAATTCCCCGACCAGCGCCTTATGCGACGAGTACCCGAAGGCACCACAAGGATTCCGCATGAGCCGCGATTCATGGCAGTTGAGTGGATCTGCCCATGGGCCCAGTTGGCGCAGAACGCAGCGAGTGAGTGGAAGCTGTCGCGATCCGGCAGTTGGATCTGATCGATACCGGGCATGTAGTAAGCCCGATACCCGCCAAAGTTGACACGCACCAGCCAGGCACCCAGCACGGCTGCTGCAGCCTCTACAAATATGATAAAGAAATACACGATCTACTCTGTAGCTCTGGGGCGTCCATCAGACAGCCCAAACGCGCCTCCCTCCCAAGCTGCTCAGACCTCGCTGGCCAGTTCACCGCTGCTCCACCCACCGCTGCGCCGCACCTCTGACCGTCGCGACGGGGTTGCTTTGCTCACCTTCCGATCGAAGCTGCCCCGCGAGGGGGCCATGGCGACGGAGAAGGCAACACCCGGCGCGCCGACCACTTACTGGGGCCAGACGCCGGTGCGGGGTTTGGCGTGAACCCGGGCGACCTGGGCCGGGGCCTTCATCGACCTGGCGCGAATCATGGTGGCGGGTATGGATCTGCTGCGTTTGTCCACCTTCCATTGCCAGGCCACAGCCGCCGCTGGCAAGCGGTGCAGGGGCCGGTGCCGTGCGACCGGCCCCTGATGGCCTCAAACTGCCGGCAGTGGCTCTATTGCCCTGGCGGCCTGGACCCGCTCAATCTCTGTTGCCTGGGCGGCCTCCAGCACCGCATCAATTTCTTGGATGCGGGCCAGGAACTCCCCCATGGCCGGGATCAACTCTTCCTCCAGCAGGGTGATTTCCTCTTCTCCATAGGGATGATCAATCCAGAGGCGGCGGATTGGCTTGCCCCGGTGCGTGCTCAGCAGCCGGCTGAGCGCCTGGTGGCTGGAATGGACGAGGGCGATGGGATCCCCCTGGGAGTGTGAATCGAGCCAAAGAGACATGGGACCTGGCGCAGTGGTGGGACGCGAGCAGCACCGCCGGATCAGGCAAGGGTCGGCCGCTAGGCCGACTTGCGCAGCCCTTGCCCCGGCGGATGATGCGCGACCCCACCGCCAGCCCCTTTGAGGCTGAGATGGCGCTGATGCGATCGCTGACGGCTGGTAATAGCTGGAGACGTTGCTGGGTACTCCCGGAGCAAGCATGGGCCTCTCCCTGATCGAGGCTGCCAAACACGAGACGCGGGTGGAGCGCCTGGCGGTGATCAAGACCTTCAGCGAAGGTCAACTGATCAGCCGCCTGCCCTTCCGCAACCTGCTTGGTGGTGCTCTTAAGTTCGCCGTTGAGAAGAAAATGCCCCGCGTCGGCTTCCGCGCCGTCAACGAGGGCTACCGGCGTGATTACGGCGCCGTCGAAAACGACACCGAGTTCGTCCACCTCTTTGGTGGTGATCTCGATGTAGACCGCTCGATTGTGGACCTCAACGGCCCCGAGGCCAGGGCCAGCCAGACCGAGCAGAAGGTGCGCTCCATGCGCCTCACCCTGGAGGCGGCGGTGATCAACGGCGATGCCGCCTTTGATCCCCGCGCCTTCAACGGCCTCAGCAAGCGGCTCACCCCCGGTGGCCCCCAGACCGTTGACAACATTTCAGGCAGCGTCAAGCTCTCCCGGCTGGAGGCCCTGGTGGACTCCGTCAATGCCTACGGCAGCGAGAAGGTGCTGCTGACCAGCAAAGCGGGCCGGCGCCAGATCAGTGCCGCCTGCCGCGCCGTTGTCGGCAGTGACCTCTATCAGGTGATGGACGGCCGCCACTGGTTTGAGGACACCGAAATCCTCTGTCTGGAAGAAGACGCCAACGGCAACGAGGTGCTGGGCTTTGGGGAAGCGGGTGGCACCACCTCGATCTACTGCTGTGCCTTTGGCGATGAGCAGATGACCGGCCTGCAGGGACCATTTGAGGGCCGCTACGGCATCTCGGTGCGGGACTTCGGTGAAGTGCAGGACGCCCCGGTGTTCCGCACCCGCGTCGATTGGTACGTGGGCTTTGCCGTCTGCGATCAAAAGGCGATCGGTCGGCTTTACAACATCGGCCGCTCCGTGACCTGAGGCCAACAAGGCCATACCCACTGATCTGTTTCCCCTGAGGACACGACCATGACCGCTACCGGCAACAAGCTGATTGATGCCGCCACCACGCTGGTGGGCTGGATCAACAACAGCGCCTCCGATCCGTTCGAGCGCACCCGCGCCAGTGCTGAGATTGTGCGCTTGAGCGTGCCGCTCGATAGCACTGAGCACTTCACCCTGCTCTTCTCCCACCCCGGAGCCGCTGCTGCGGTGACAGCGGTGCTGCAAGTGGCGCCCTTGCTCAAGGACGGCACCACCGGCACCTGGGTGACGGCCGCCACCGTGGCGATCCCCGCCGCTGGCGGCCAGGTGGAAGCAACGATCAGCGGTGATTCCCTGGTGCCCGCCGCCGGTGATCTGGCCAATGTGGTCGATCCCTGCTTCTTCTTTGCCCGGGCAACCCTGACGCCATCGACGCCAACTGGCGCCCACGTCAGCCTCAGCCGCGCCTGAGCCGATGAGCAACTCCACTGATGGCCAACTGGAACGGCCCACCGAACCCGGCTCTCCCGGGGCGCCACCCCACCCCCTGACCCACGTCCCTGCTTCGACGCTGCCGATGCCAAACACCGCTGCCGATTCCCTGCTGAACCTGGCGGCCCCCGAGGGGATGGTCCGCCTCAGCAAGGGTGATCAGACCGAGTTCTGCTTCCCCTGCCATATCGATGGCTGGGTGGCCCTGGGCTGGCAGGCCTATCTCCCCAGCCTTGTGCCCACCGATGTTGGCCCCCTGCTGCATCCGTCTGCCCCTGGCACGGCGGTGATTGAGCAGAACCACAACGACCAGCCCCTGGTGGAAACCGGCCAGCCGGGGCCTGATGAGCCGCAGCCTGGTGAGCAACTGCCTGATTACGGCGCCATGACCAAGGCCCAGATCATCGCCGAGGTGGAGCGCCGCTACGGCCTGGCGCTGGATGGGGGCATGACCAAAGCGGAGCTGGTGGCCGAGGCCGACCGGCTGGCCGTAGAGCGGCTGACCGCAGAGCGGCTAACCGCCGGTGGCTTGCCTGCCGAGGCGGAACCTGACTCCCAGGAAGATCACCCGGCCCTGCCTTTGGATCTGCTGGGCTGATCCACCAGCACCGCCATGCCGTACCCGCTGCCCACTGGCGTCGATAACACCAACGGGCGGCTGCGGATCATCCCGCCGCTGGGCTGCCCCGGCAGCGAGGAGTGGGTGCTCGCCCATGAAGCACCGCGCTGGCTGGAGTTGAGCTATCGGCTGGGGCCAGTGCCGGCCCTGCCGCTGGAGTTGTTCTGGATGCCGGCACCAAGCCGCTGGAATGATCCACTGGGTTCAGCGCCGATCGAGCTGGCGGTGAACCCGCTGGGGCTGCCGGCCCAGGGCTTCCAGGTGGATTGGGGCGATGGCACCAGCGAAACCGTGCCCTGGACGCCCTACCGGCCCGATGTGCCCAAGGTGCGGCACGTCTATGGGCAGCGGCTGGACCTGATCGTGTCGGTGACGATGGGGGTGAACATCGCCACGTTGCCGGTGGCGCTGCTGGGTTGCCCCCTGCCGCCCAACATGATCCCGAGTTCCCCGTCTGGCGGCGCCAGTGGCGCAGGTGGCGGCAGCCTGGCAGGTGTGGAGCCGCTGGTGCCCAGCGACGGCCTCGATGGCCTGGCCTACAACGGCAGTCGCGCCGAGCTCTGGCGGCTGCGCCTCCACCCCCAGGGCGGCCTGGCGCTGCTGCCCTCGCCGGTTGATGGCAAGCCGGCGCTGGTGGTGATGAACGGCTCAGGCGCTGCCAGCCGCGGCACCCGCTGGTATGCGGGCGATGGGCCACCACCGAGCGAGGGGCTCAACCCACCACCGGCGCCGGGCGATCTGTACTTGAACCGGACCAACGGCCAGGTGTTCGAACTGATCGTCTGAGGCCAGGGCCAAGGCCAGAACCAGGGCCAGGGCCAGAGCCAGGCCCGCGTTGGTGGACTGCAGCAATCAATGGCAATAGAAGGCGTGAACTACTGGTGGAGTGGATGACGTCTTGGGGCGCCCTCGGGCTGTCACTGAAGGGACCCCAGGGTCTGCCTGGACCCACTGGGCCCAGTGTTTGGGGTGGCATCACCGGCACCTTGAGCGCCCAAGCCGACCTGCAGCAGGAGCTCAACCTCAAGCTCAACGCCACCAGGTTGACCGTTGGCCCAACGGCGCCGACCAATCCCCAGCTCCATGACCTCTGGGTGGACACCAACTGATGGCGATCACAAGCCGCGACCAGCTGATTGCAGCGCTGACGCTCTCGCGCAACGCCCTGATCGACAAGGCCAGCCTCAGCAACACCGTGGCCGGCCGCTTCCATTCGCTCTGGTGCGCAACCGGTGTGCCCGGCCAGGGCGCCATCCCCACCACAGCGGCGGTCTGCACCAGGGCCACCACCGGAGCATTGCCGCTCACCAACCAAACCGCGCCAGTAGCCACCTATCTGGCCTGGCTGGAGCTGGCGACGGCCAACAGCGCCACCAACCTCAGCGTCCATGACCGGCTTTGCCACCAGGGCGGCCTTTCCGGCACTGTTGCTTCTCCCACGGCACAAACCACCAACCTGCCGCTCAATCTCACCGGCGTTTCCATCGATCGGATCGGCCCAACGGATCTCTCCGAGCTCACCTGGTGGCTGGAGTGGTACACCGACACCGGCGCCACGGGCGTCAACGCCACGCTGAACCTGACCTATGCCGATAACACCACCGGTGATGTGGTGATAGCCCTGGCGGCCACCAGCCGCGCTTCTGGCCTCTATCCGATCCTGCCTGCCACCGGCAAAACAGGCATCAAAGCTGTAAACAGCCTCACGCTGAGCGCCAGCACCGGCACCGCCGGGTCCTTTGGAGTGACCTGCACCCGCTTTTTGACTGGCACCACCACGATGGTGGCCAACAAGAGCGAAATCCGCGACTGGGCCGGTTTGGGTTTGCCAGTGGTGCCCAATGACGCCTGCCTCTCCCTGCTGATGTTCTGCTCAACCACCAGCACCGGCGCGGTGCGGGGCCTGCTCAAGCTGGCAGTCGGTTGAGCCATGCGCAGACGCCAGGCCCCAATCCAGCCGTTCGACGGCGGTATGGACAACTGGGACCAGGGCCTCGCTGGGCTGATCATCAGCGACGAGTTCTACGGCTTGAGGGCGTCCAGCCCCGGCGCCGTGATGACCTACCTCGGCATCGATCGCGGCTTTCAGCCGATCAGCGTCAAGGTCTGGACCGGCAGTAGCTGGATCCCCAAACCGCTTCGCTTCTGGAGCGGTAGTGCCTGGGTGCTGGCTTGATGGGCAGGGTCCGAGGGCCAAGACCAATAGCAGAACAGCACAGTTAGGACGGGGCTGACGACAACTACGTAGTACTTGCACTGCTTGGAGCGCGTTGCTCACAGCGTCAGTCGGGAAAGCCCCGGCGAGCCGCACACCCGCCGGGGCTTAGCCAGAGCCCCCGAGCCTCAGAGCACCGAGACGGTGCCGAGGCGCCGGGCCTGCAGCTTGCGCGCCCACTGATGGGCCAGCTCAGCAGGGATGAAACGGGGCTTTTTAACCGGCCTGCCACGGCGGCCATAGAAGACGGTGATGCGCTCTGCAGCGCCCGCCTTGCTGCCAGTGGGATAGACATGCACCACCAGTTGGCGGATTTCGCAGCATGGGAAAGAGGAGGCCATCACAAAAGAGGCGAGGAACACCCGCGTCAGGTCTCGGCTGTAGCGACCCACCGGGGCGAGACAGCCGGGGCAGCGGTGCAGCTCTCCCCCTCGCCGACTGTGATGGCTCCGGCCCCAGCCTGTAGCGCAGCATGTCCCGCTGCCCAGCAAAGCGTCTGGCGTCCCGCGACCAAAAAAAGAAGGCCCCCAGGCCCCCCTCTGGGGCCCCGCCTGGGGGCTGAACTCAGAAGGGGATGAGTGCCTCCAACGCCGGGACAACCGGTGCCTGCGGCCGGGCTGCCTGCTGCTCAAACAGCACCTGGGCCGCCAGCTCAGAAAGCCGGGGATAGCGCTCGTTGCAGAACGCCAGCCCCTCCAGCAACGGCCAGGAATAACGCTGCAGGCGGGCTTTGCGGGACAGAGAAGCCATGGGAAGGCTTTGCGTAGGACCTCTCTGCCGGCGGGGGGCGGGTCAAGGGCCCGTCCTCCACAGAAGTGTGGAGCGCAGCGCAGCCGAACACCCCAGCGGCGGGCTCGTATCACCCTTGAGGCGCCCCCCGACCATGAAAAGGGCCGGAGCGGAGCCTGTTCAGTAGCTGGTGGCCCCGTCGCGGCCGCATTGCTGGCGGCCCGGAATCATCAATGGCAATAGCTCGTGACAACGACCTGCTGCGTAGATGACCTCCTGGGCGAACACCGGCTCGATCCGCGGTCCGCAAGGTGTGCCTGGACCGACTGGCCCCAGCGGCCCTGCAGGCCCGACTGGCAGTCAGGGAAATGCGGGTCCCCAGGGTTCGCCTGGTCCGGCCGGTAGCCAGGGGCCGGCAGGTGCCACCGGCCCAGCCGGCAGTGCGGGAGCAGCGGGCCCCCAGGGTCCTGCTGGCCCTCAGGGCACCGCCGGCACCGGTATCAACCTCAAGGGCAGTGTGGCCAACTTCGCCGCCCTGCCGACTGCGAACCGGCAGCAAGGCGATGCCTACCTGGTTCAAAACGAGAACAACAGCCTCTACAGCTGGAACGCATCGACCAGTACCTGGATCAATGCGGGTCCGATCTCAGGCCCCGCTGGCCCGGCAGGGCCGACCGGCGGAGTGGGACCCGCTGGCCCCACCGGACCCGCTGGACCTGCAGGCAGCACTGGTGTTGCTGGACCGCAGGGCATCCAGGGGCCAGTCGGCGCCACCGGCGGTGCCGGAGTCCAGGGTGTGCGGGGCACGAGCTGGTTCGTGGGCAGCGGCCCGCCGCCGGTCTCGATCCCCGGCCAGCTCACGGGGGATCTGTACCTCGATCAAAGCAACGGCGACGTCTACAAACTGAATGTCGCGGCCAGCGGCACGCCAGTCGCCAGCCTGCCGGCGATTGGGGCGGCCTATGAAGGCGGCTACTACGGCGGGCTGATCTCCCAGAGCATGAATGGGGTGGCCACCCACGCCCTGATCATTGCGCCCAAGGCCACGGGCCAGAGCAGCCGGGCCTGCAAAACAAGCAACACCGCGACCACCGGGGCATCGAGCACTTTTGACGGCTGGGCGAACAGCAACGCCGCCAACGACGCAGCACACCCGGCCACCCAGTGGGCAAGGGGACTCACCATCGCCACCTTCTCGGATTGGTACATCCCGGCGCTGTTCGAGCTGGAGATCCTCTACCGGCGCTTCAAGCCGGATGGCAGCGAGGGCAACGGCACCAGTCATGGCGCCAACCCCTATGCGGTGCCAGCCACTGCCAACTACACCCTTTCGGTGCCTGCCCAAACCGCCTTCCCCTTGTTTGTTGATGGGGCGGCCCAGGCCTTTTTTGCCGGCGGCATGGGCACCTCCACCCAGGACTCGGCCACCACCCACCAGGTGCAGGACTGGTTCTATGGCAACTGGGATCCGCTGGGTAAGACGATCGCCCAGACGGTGCGGGCGATCCGCAAGATCCAGGTGATCCCCTGATGACCGCCACTCCCCGCTGGGTGCCCCGCATCGACACGCCCCGTCGGGCCCTGGAGCAGCAGAGCAGTGGGCCCCTGAATGGCCCCTCGGCGGTGGACCTGAGCTTTGCGGCCCTTGGTGTCGATGGCCTTTTTCTGGAGGTGAGCTGCACGGCGGCGGCCTGGGTGACCTTCTACGACTCCATGGCGGCGCGTACGGCCGATGCAGCCAGGCCGATCGGGGAGGATCCACCGCCCTCTGCCGGTGTGCTGGTCGATCTGCGCTTCTCAGCTGCAACGCCGACCCTCAAGCTGGCGCCGGGCAGCAGCTACAGCAACGGAGAGAGCCCCCTGCAGCAGCGGCTCTGGGCACGGTTGCGCACCGAGGTGGCTGGCGCCCACACCGCCAACTTGGCGGTGCTGGCCCTGGTGCTCAACGATTCGGTGGCCGGCTGATGACAGCAACAATTACCGATCTCAGCCGCCGGGGCGATCAGGGCTTTGCGCTGCCTGACCTGTTTGCTGAGGTCCATGCCCTGCTGACGGGCTGGATCACGGCGGCCAATGGCCAGAACCCAAGCCAACTGCTGAGCATGCTCACTGGCCCGGCCGGGGCGCCGGGCTTCTGCGGCTGGACGATCCGCGCGAGGCTGGCGGCGCTCAGCGGCGGCCAACCGGTGGAGCTGATCAACCAGTGGGTGGCAAATCTGACCACTGGCGCTGTGACCACCCATGCCGCCCTGGCGGCGGGATTCACGCCGGGCCCTGCCCTGGGCGGCCACGGCAGCCTTACCGGCGGGGTGGGCAGCACCAGCTCTTTGATCACCCTGCCGCCTCAACCGCTGCCGCTGGGGGCGGTGGTGGCCTCCAGCCTGGCGGCAGGCCAGGAGTTCTTCTGCTTTGCCTTTTCCCAGCACACCTTCTCCAACCGCCAGGCGGTGGCCTTGCTGATCGCCAAGGATGTGCTTTCAGGCCAGTGGCACCTGTCGCTAACCGATATGGCCGGCGTGATTGCCACCGTGGCCTGGAACCTGGCGCGGCCCCAGTTGCTGCTTTCCACCGCCTTTCGCGTTGACTTCTACTCATCAGCGCTGCCACTGATGCTGGTGCGCCCGGCCCAGTGGCTGCCGATCACTCCAACGACCATGTACACCACGCCGCTCCCGCCGGTGCAGTGGTGGGATCCGGTGGTGCTGCCTGCTGACCTGGCGATCTACAACCGCACCTTCTCCAGCTTTGGCTACTTCAAAGCGGCCGATGGCAGCGAGTGGCTGCAGCTCGGCCCCTCTCGGCTGGTGGTGCGTCTCAAGGACCCGACCAACTGAACCCCTATGCCACTGACCTGCTCCGCCCTGCAATGGCCGCTCTGGAACTGGACCAGCAAGCAGGCGACTGCACCTGGCATGAAGCTGGCGGAGGCCTTCAATGCCTTCTCGGCGGAGGTGAACGCCACCCCGGCCAATGCCCTGGTGCCGCTGTCAGTGATCAAGGATCACAGCGCTGCGACGGGTGCCATCACCTACGGCTATGTCTGGCGGCTGGGCCATCCGCAGACGCCGGTGCTTTTGAGCTTCTCCAATAGCTCCAAGGTGCAGGGCTACAACTCCAGCAGTGGCTCTGCCCGCCTGCAACTGGGCCTTGAGAGCACCTACAGCAATGACAGCAGCAATGGCGGCTACGGCAGCTTCTCCTCGTCCTTGTTCAGCGTCAATGCCGGCATGTCGCACTACGCCCCGGATGGCACACCGGCCTGGGATCTGGCCGGCTTTTTGCTGATTCAGGCTGATACGACACCAGGCCGTGAATTCTTCTGCTACACCATTGCACCGACCGGCACTGATATCAACACCCAGAATCACACCCTATTGCTATACCGCTCCCCGGCGGCAAGTGGCTGGAGTGTGATTTTCAACCGCTCCAACTCCTACGCCGGCATGTTCTATTCACTGAACAGCTACACCTGGAGCAACAACGCAATGGTGGCGGCCTCGATCATCCCGCTGCCGCCGACGGGCAACGAACAGCAGCTGATTCGAGGCTGTGGGCTCTACGTGGGCGCCTCAGGAACGGGTGCCTTTAGCCACGGCACGATGCAGCCCCGCATCGCGCTGCCGGACTGCTTCTGGCTGGGCAGCAACCAGCACACCGACCCCCGCCGCCTGGGCCGGGTAACCAACCCCGGCGGACCCGGCACCTTCTACCAACTGGCGGCGGCCTACAGCGGCGCCACCGACATCTGGTACCTGCACCCACCCGATACTCAGCCCCGTCCGGGCTGGGACACGGTCGCTTCCCTGCCCTGGACCACGATCTCGGACCGCCTCAGCTTCTGCCCCCTGCTCACGCCAGGCCCGGTCGCGATGGGACCAGCCACCGGCCCGGACTTTCTGACCGATTGGTCAACCGCGGCGCTCGGTGCTCCAGGCGTCCGCCAGCACCCCCTCTACGCCAAGCAGCTCCAGGGGGGTGGTAGTGGAGGCGCCAGCTCTAGGCCGAGCACGGGAGTGCTGTGGCCAAGAGGGACGCCTTGAGCACTCTTTCCTGAGAGGGCGGCGACACTCCCGCCGCCAGGGAAGCCGGGGTTCTTCATATCTGACACTCTGGAGGTCTTGATCAGGCTTCCAATGAACGAAACGTCAGTTCTGGCAAGATTTCGGAATTTTGCGCCAATCCCCCCGGTCAATAGCCGGAAACGCTGACGCAGGTGTGTCAGAGGATCGGCCAGGAAGGCGGATTGGCCCTGGACTGCTCGATTCTCGGCTCTCTACGGTCCCAAAGTGGTAATTCTGGCCTTGACACTGTTACGACTGCTGAAAATTCAGCGGTCGGACGCTTTGGCCAGAGTCAGATCGGGTAGGACTTCGGGAAGGGGGGCAGACGGGTTCTGTCACTGCCGTTACTCGGTGCCATCACTGACGTACATTCACCACCCAAAGTAACCGGGCCAGCCTGCGAAGGGAGTGAAACTACCTTTACTGGGCAGCACGAGGCACTAACAGAAATTGCCTAAAGATCGTGCCTATAGTAACAGGAATCTGTCGCGCTCAACGTGCATCAGGCGCCTCTGGGAGGTGTTGGAGCCTTTCCTGAGTGCTCTTTGTGAGTTTCTAACCACCCCCTAGTGGGGCGCCCTGTGGGAGCCCATCTTCCTCCTCTGGGACAAGAGCTTCAAGTGTCCGCTGGCACGGCTTAGCCCCCCTATTGACCAAGTACTGGATGCGATCTGGCTGGGTTTGCCAGGCGAAAGACTGAAAGACCTGCTCTCAGTGTTTGGGTTTGACAAGACCGCTTGCAAGTGATCCCATGAAACGACTAAGGGGTAATGGCCATTCTGTAAACCGTACCCATTCAGGGGTCGGGACAGCTCCCCGCAAACTTCAACCCTGCTGAACCCTTGACGGCAGCCTGATTCCCGTTTGCATCTCAGGCAGAGATTGGATGCGATGGGCGCCCCACCGGCTGGGATTTCAGAAGCGGACTGGTTGACGTGGCCAGCCGGTGCCAGGACGATCATCTTGGCTCAGCAGGAGGAGATCGAGCAGCTGCGTGCCCAGTTGACCGCTTTGGCTACCGAACTGGCCAACCTGCGGGAGCGGATCGGCCGCAGCTCCCGCAATTCCTCCATACCGCCCTCCAGCGCTGGTCCGGGGTTTAAGCCACCCGAGCGTCCCAAAGGCAGTGGCCGCAAACGCGGCGGCCAGCCGGACCACCCTTGGACCGGGCCTGAGCCGTTGCCAATCGAGCGGGTGGATGAGGTGGTGGAGCACCACCCCGATGCCTGCCGCCGCTGCGGCATGTTGCTGCAGG